CTCGTCACTGTCTCTTTAAACAATTCAAAATTCCCAGCGAGAGACGCCAAAGCATCCACACACATTAAAACATCCAAGTCTGGAACTTGCATGCGCGCTCTGACGAGCTGTTGAAGAACAACCGGTATACCGTGATCCCTCGTAATTGACGAAACCCTGTCCTGAAACGAAATAAACCGCTCGTGCACAGTCTCGCTACTGGCTCCCATTTCTCCTACTAGTTCAACCATCTTCAAAGGATCAGGTACAAAATAGAACTTGTCGCCTACCGGAGTAACGTAACCGGAACTGAAATAAAGAACATTATCGGTCAAAAGCTTCGCTTCCAAATTGAACAGTCCCGAAATCCTTGCCACTTCCTCATCACCCTTGACTGCCCGACGAAGCCAAACTATATTGTCATCTCCCTTGGCAATCATCATCTGTATGTTGTCAGCCTTGATCGACTCCATAGCCGAAACCATGTTGTAGATGAGATTTCCTATCATAGTCTGCGGCCCTCCAGACTTCATTTGATAACTCGATATAAACATGAGTCCCAAGCTTTTGCTAGAGACCCTCCCTACGTAAGAGTCTTCAAATATCTCCGAAACCTGAGGATCTAAACCCAGAGCTTGCATGACCAAAGCCTCAATCATCCTCGCGAGCAAATTTTGAGATTTATCGTACTTGGACGAATCGATCTCTATAGCCGAAAACGCCCTGATCTCCGTGGCGTGTTCTGTGAGCCACTCTGAAATGGCGTCATCAGACAACCTACCCGCACTCTTTATCTCCGGCCTGAGCGCATGGTCAAATCTCTCAAAAATTTTTCTGAACACACTGGTAAACAGAGCCGTGTCCTTCTTGGAGTTGCTAACAATAACTTGAGGCTGCGAAAGTTCGTACTGAGCTGATACGTTGAGCTTCGGTTTAATACGACGTTTCACTATAGTATCAAACTTCTCCAATCCCAGTTCCAGCAAATCACCCGAACACTCCGCCTCCAAAGCCGACTTGTAAGCACCGCCCTTCAAGGCCAGCCACTCCAAATAATCAGCCACGTTAAACGTAAGCAAATCCTTCTGGTATGCTACCTGAATCGTCTCTTTGAATCCCGGCACAAAAGCCCACTCTATAAACTTATCGGTCAGATATTTGGCGTACTCCCACGGATCGTTCTGCATTTGAATGTCCGGCGGATTGAAATTGCGCTTAGCCGAGGCCATTATCGCATCCACTAAAGGAGTCCTGGACACCGGCAAGGCTGCCGTACGTACTGGAGCGTCGACGTGCAACTGCTCTGGAGCCGCAACATCCTTATTTACTTCAATCCTACCAAAAAATTCCGTGTTGATATTGACGTCTCTGAC